CTTCGTCAACTTTGTACTTAGACGCAACTAGGAGGTTAATGTCTTCGTTAGAGAGGTTCGGGTAGTCAACCGCAAGCTGCATCTTAACAGCACTCAGGTCGTCCATTTCAGACGGATTGATTGATTGGTATCGAAACCAATCGTACGGATCACGTCCCGTTTCCTCAACGAAGTCAGCAATCGCTTTGACTCGCTCGTCGATTGATGGGGTTTGTTGAGCTTCGAGAAACGCAGCAAGCTGTTCGAGGCTATCTACAGAAACGCCTAGCCTTTCACTGACGTAACTGGCGATTGCCGCCTCAAACTCCTGCTCCGACATCTCGGGCTCGGGGTTAGTATCTAAAGAACTTTGAGCCATAACCGGCTCAGGTTGTGCTTCGGGCTCTGGTGTTACTGGTGCTTGGATATCAGCAGTCGGTTCAGGCGTGGGTTCTGGAGTCACCTCAGGAGTTACACCTGAGAAGTCCAAAACTTCTGCACCCTGAGGAGGTTCAAAGCTCGGGGCGTCTAGCGACGTTCCCTCGGCTACCTCACCACTGGTGATTTCAAATCCCATTGCTCCAAGAGCGTTTTCAATTTCTGTGCTCATACGAATTAAATTTTAATTACACAAGCAAAATTACTGCAAATTAGTATTGCATATTTTGCAAGTGTTTCGTATGGGACTACTTACGAAACTTAGCTACCTTCTTGGCTATAGATTTGGGCTGTGCTACGAATTGTTTGCCCTTTGCTGTTCCCTCACGCTTGGCGCGAGTGGTTGCTGCGTATTCAGCTGACGATAGGGACTTTATCGCTTTTTCTGGCAGGTAGCGTTCACCTGTTTGGCTTGATGGCTTACCACTTTTTGTACGCCAGTTCTGACGGGTCCACTTTGATAGAGATGTCGAGCGCTTGGGACCCTCGTAGGTACCTCCTGCTTTCTTGTATAACGAAACTGCTAATTGCATCGCCCGAGCAGAATGCTTCCCGCCCATCCGAGCCTTGGCTTGAGCTTTGGCTTTCTCCCACAGAGCTGGATTCTTTTTCTTGGCGACCTTCATTGCTTACCACTTTACTTTGTCTGCCCAGTATGCAGCGCTCATTTTGCCTTTGGCGATGTTCTTTGCGTGGCGAGCCTTGAAGCTTGCACGCTTCTTAGCGCGTGCTCCAGTAGGATTACTCTCAGTAACAGTATCAGCTCCTTGTTCTCCGAAACGGATCAATCGAACCTTGTTTCCGTCTTTCGCCAACACAACGTGTGACTTCTTTGGATGCGAAGGGGTTCCCTTTGGCTTGTTAACGCCAGAGAGACCGTACTTCTTGAGCATATTTTTGATTCGGTTGTCCATAACTACAAAACTAGGTATCCCATCAATGCGCTAAATCCAACAAAGAAGGACGCCATAAAGATGTCTACTTTCGTGGCTTCTTTGTAGGCTGGCTTGAGTCGGAGCTGTCGATTGAGTTCAGCAACGATTGAATCTTTAGCAGCCAGCTCTTTGCTAGCTTTATCATACTGAAAATATTTGAACTTGTAAGCTTCATTGTATGCTTTGATTGTTGAGTCCATAGAAAGAAAGCGCTGGTTCATTGCCAACGCTTGAGCCCTAGTCATTACGACTACGGTGTCGTTATTTTCGACTCGCTGAATCGGATACGATTGCGAGTACGTCAAAAGGCTGTGCAGGAGCAACAGCTTTAACAGCAACGATTTCATTCTCCATCACCTTTACTTGTTCCACCAGCTGTTCCTTCTCCTCTTCAAGAACCTCAATTGTTTGCTTCATCTCGCTAACCTTTGAAGCTACAACCTTATCGGCCTTTGCTGACACTACGCTCGCCTTCTGCATCGTCTGCTTAGACTTTTCAATAGCAAGCTCAATAGGGTCTACCGTCTTCTCTGGTTCTTTCTTGTTAGCGATAAGTGCGCCAATAGCAACGCCAACAGCTAGTAGTAATAGTGTGTGTTTCATCGTGTTTGAAGAAGCATTTCGTTTTTAGCACTAGTGTAGGCTAGAGCTGAATCAAGACGGCGGATATGTTCCGTGTAGCTGTCAACCTTGGTCTCGAGTTCAGTAACGCGAGTCTGGCAGCGGTCGTCGACAGAGAAGTAACCTTCAGAACCAGAGATAGAGCCAAGGGCTGTCAAACCAGTGTTAGAAACCTCTTCACCCAACAGCATCATCATCTCACGCTTGTCGAGGAAGCGCTGACGAGTGTCGTTCTCAGACTTGATGAACCAGCGGTAGTCGCCGTTACCCAAGTTGATCCAGCCGATGTTGGTAGCCTGCGAACCGGTAACCTTGTACACTTCCTTGAGGATTTGGTACGGGTTGGTGCGCTTGACAACGTTTGATTCGAGGTAACCTTCGTTTTGGTCGGTACCCTGAGCAAACATATTACCAACGATGGGGAAGTTAGCTGAAGCAGCAGCAGCAGAAGCACTCAGACCAGCAGAGCTAAGAGCAACAGCAGTTGCAGCAGCAGTAGCGGTTTGAGAGTACTCGCCAGAGCTAACAGCCGTGATGATGAAACGGTCAACACCGCCAACAAGGATCACGTCGTTAACGCGCAGGTACTTCTGGGCAGCAGCCTTGGTAGCACCAGTAGCTGAGGTAGCAGCAGAGGCAAGGTTCAGCGTCAAGGTCGTAGCACCAACAGCAGCAGAAGCAGCAGGCGTAGCAACCTGAAGCTGGTGCAGGCGGGTCTCTTCCCAGTACTGAACTTCGTCAGCAGCGCCATTAGACTTAACAGCTCCTACCATTTGCAGGAATCCAGTGATGCCTTGGTTACCGTAGGTCTTAACGAGAAGATCGCGGTTGTCGGGCTTGTTTACCTCGTTGATGAAGTCACCAAGAGATACGTATTTGGTCGGGTCTAACCGACGAAAGCTGTTGGGAGAAAAATCCAACGGCGTAGAAGTAGTAGATGCCATTTTGTTTTAAGTTTAGGCGTTTAGATTTTGAGACGAAGACCGTCATTGCCATTCAGATAGTTGAAGATCTGAGCAGCGACGGAATCAGCATTCTTAGTTTCGGCGACACGAGGAGACGTTACATCTACATTCGCAGCTGTTTCTACGAGCTTGCGCTGTCCGTCACTGAGTCCTTGTTTGTAGATAGCACTGGCAATTTCGTCAATGTTATCTACAAGGGCTCGGTGAGCGTTCAGCGTCTCGAAGTTCCAGCTTCCGCTTTCGTCGACATACTGATCGAAGAACTCGTCAAGACGTGCATTCTTATCCTTCAAGCTCGACTTGTACTGGTCGTTGAGACCGAAGTTGAACTCCTGATCACCCAACTGGAAAGTAAGGGCTTCAAGTGAGTCCACCTCTTGGCTCATCGTGCGAATCCAGTTCTCGTCAATAGGACTCTGAACTTCCGCTTGGGCGGGTTCCTCTCGCTTCACAGGCATACGATAGTTCTCGCGTAACTTCTCGATGTCCCGTTTAGCTTTATCCGCATCAATCTTCAATTGGATCTTAGCCAATCGAACCTCGTCGTCGCTGTAGATGTCTTCGTCAACTTTGTACTTAGACGCAACTAGGAGGTTAATGTCTTCGTTAGAGAGGTTCGGGTAGTCAACCGCAAGCTGCATCTTAACAGCACTCAGGTCGTCCATTTCAGACGGATTGAT